TTCAGACTTAAATATAAATTTTAGTGGTATCAAGATAATCGTATCAGATAAAGACTCTAATTTACCAACTCTTAAAAAAGCAGATAATAATTTTATATGAAAAAAAATCTCTTAATTTCTGGCGGATATGGATTTATCGGATCTAATTTCATCCGCTATATTTTAAACAAATATCCTGACTACCAAATTGTTAATATTGATAAATTAACTTACTGCGGAAACTTAGAAAATTTAGAAGATGTAAAAAACAATCCACACTATACTTTTTACCAAGGAGATATTTGCGATAAAGAATTATTAGAAGATATATTCTCAGATGAAAAGTTTGATTATATTATAAATTTTGCTGCTGAAACACATGTTGACAATTCTATTTCTGACCCTATGATTTTTACGAAAACAAATATACTGGGAACACATAATCTTCTGGAAATAGCGAGAAAATATAAAGTAGAGAAATTTTTACAAATATCTACCGATGAGGTTTATGGGAGCATAGAGAAAGGAAAGTTCAAGGAAAGCTATCATCTTCTCCCTAACAGCCCCTATTCTGCTTCAAAGGCTAGTGCTGACTTGCTTGTAATGTCATATTTTAAAACTTTTGGACTGCCAGTTTTGATTACTCGTTCTTCTAATAATTTCGGGCAATATCAATATCCAGAAAAACTAATACCTCTTTTTATCACTAATCTTTTAGAAAATAAAAAAGTTCCTATTTATGGAACTGGAGATAATGTTAGGGATTGGATTTATGTTTTGGATAATTGTGAGGGGATAGATACCGTTCTTCACAAAGGAGAGGTCGGAGAAATATATAACATTGGAGGTGGAAACGAAAGAACCAATCTCGGAATTACTGAAATGATTTTAACTGAACTTGGAAAAGGACTATCTCATGTTGAATATGTTGAGGACAGAAAAGGACACGATTTTCGATATTCTTTAAATATCAATAAAATAAAAAAACTTGGTTGGAAGCCTAAACATTCTTTTAAAGAAGCTATGGCGGAAACTATCAAATGGTATACTCAAAATGAATGTTGGTGGAAGAAATTAAAAAATTAATTTTAATTATATGATTAGGGGAATAATTCTTGCTGGGGGAAACGGCACTAGATTGCTACCTTGTTCTAAAGTAACGAACAAGCATTTGCTGGCTGTATACAATCAACCGATGATTTATTATCCATTAAAGACTTTGGTTAATGCTGGTATAAAAGATATTCTAATTGTTTCTGGCAAGGGTCATGCTGGACATTTTTTGGAACTTCTAGGAGACGGTAGGGAATTTGGTGTGAACTTGTCTTATGCTATTCAAACTGAAGCTGGAGGCATTGCTCAGGCGTTAGGATTGGCTGAAAATTTTGCTAATAATGAAAAGATAGTTGTTATTCTTGGAGACAATTATTTTGAAGATAGATTTGAAGAAGCAGATATTCAAAGTTTTGACAGTGGAGCAAGATTGTTTCTTAAAGAAGTTGATGATGCTAATCGTTTTGGAGTTGCTGAGGTGAAGGATAGCAGAATAATTGGTATAGAAGAAAAGCCTAAAAATCCTAAATCAAATTTAGCAGTTACTGGACTTTACATGTATGATGATAAAGTTTTTGATATGATAAGAACATTAGAATTTTCTGATAGGGGAGAACTAGAAGTTTCTGATATAAATAATTTATATATAGAAAAAGGAGAGATGACGTATAAAATATTAAAAGGATATTGGAGCGATATGGGGACAGTTGAGTCTCTTTATAAAACAGCCACTTTTATAAGAAGCAAAATTTCAAAAGATTAACTTTAATTAAGACTTGTGGTATAATATAATTATAAAATTTATGACAAAAAAAGAAAAAACAATAGAGAGTATTAGGAAAGAAATAGGAGAAATTATCAATTGGGCATATAAATCTAATTTCGCAACTGTTTTTAGCTATAATCCATCAGACCAGTCAACTAAACCAAGTGATAAAGCTAACGAAAAAATAGAAGAATTTATCAATAAATTTATAAAACTATGACAGATTATTCAAAACTTTGTTCCTGTTTGGATAGACCAGATGATCCAAAAGACAAAAAAGATTATTTGTTATCTGCTATTTTGCCGATGGTCAGAGAAGTTCCAGAGGATTACATGAGATTGAAAGATAAACTTTCAAAGGTAGGGTATCAAAAATTCGGCAGCTGTACATCATGGTCGAGTGTTAATGGAATTAAAGAATTTCAAGAAGGTGTTGGTTTATCAGAATATTTTAATTATGTAAATTCTAAAAAGATTTCTGGTGATTATACTCAGGAAGGAGAATACATTAAAAATTCTCTTAAGGCTATTTGTGATTATGGCGTGTGTGAACAAGATTTATTTTCAGATGTTTATCCGCCAAGTAAACTTTGGATTGATTATATAAAAAAAGAACCTTTGGCAGAAGCGTATGAAAATGCTAAAAAATATAAAGGTAAGACTTATTGGAAAGTTGGCGCTGAACCACAATCGTTTAAGGAAGCTTTATGGCTTTATAAGGCTCCAGTTGTGTTTGCTATGACTTGGTATAAAAGTTATAATAATACTCCAAAAAGCGGAATACTCCCTCTGCCTTCTGGAGGAGATGTTGGCGGTCACGCCATCTCAGCTATTGGATATGACAAAAATGGGCTTTGGGTTAAAAATAGCTGGGGATGTTACGACAAGGAAACGGAAATTTTGACAAAAGATGGTTGGAAATTATTTAAAGATATTGAAAATGATGAAATAGTAGCAACCTTAAATCAAAAAAATCATTTTCTTGAATATCAAAAAATAGACAAAAAGATTGTTTATGATTATGATAATTATTTATGGAATTATAAAGGAAGAGATATAGATTTATTGATTACTCCTAATCATAAACTATATATAAAATCAATTAAAAAAACTGATTGGAAACTTATAGAAGCAGACAAAATCCAAATTAAAAATTTCAAAATGAAAAAAGATGCTAAATGGTCTGGAGTAGAAAAAAATTTTTATCAGATTGGACAATATAAAATTGAAATGAATTTATGGCTTGAATTTTTGGGATATTTTCTTTCAGAAGGACATACAACTTCTTATAAATTCACAAAGAAAGGAGGAGCAAGAGTAAGAAAATATAAGATTAAAGGTGAATGTTTGAGAAACAAAGAAACTGGAAAGTTTATAAAATCTCAGAAAGAAAAAATTATAGAAAAATTATGCTTGACAGAAGAAAAATCTTATGATCAAATATCTTACATTGTTGGAATTTCTCAAAAAAAAGGATTAAAGGCAAATAAAATACAAAAATGTCTTGAAAAATTACCCTTTAAGTTTACTCGCCATAATCATACTTGGACAGTGAATAATAAAGTTTTATTTGAAGAATTAAAATGTTTTGGAAAGTCATCTCAAAAATTTATTCCAGATTATGCAAAATGTTTATTATCCGAACAGTTAAAAATTTTGTTAGATGCTTTAATGTTAGGAGATGGAAGTGGATATCCTCTTAAAAAATGGGTTTATTATACTTCTTCTAAAAAATTGGCAGATGATGTTCAGGAAATTTTATTAAAAGTTGGATATGCTGGTGATATTTCATGGACTGATAGAAGAGGAAGAAAAATGTCTGGTGGAACAATTAGGTTTATTGAATATAGAGTGAATATAAAAGTTAAAGAATTAGAGCAATTAAAAGGTGGTGGATTTGTCCCAAAGTTTATTCCTTATAAAGGAAAGGTATATTGCGTAGAAGTTCCAAATCATATTCTTTATGTTAGAAGAAATGGAAAAGCTGTTTGGTCTGGGAATTCAAATTGGGGAAACAATGGTTTCTTTTATATACCCTTCGGGGACTGGCAGAAGCATTTGATTTATGCCTGCTGGGTTTTATTAGATGTTGAAAATAATCCTATGCTAAAATTAATAAGACAAAGAGGAAGAAAAGAAGTTTTTGCAATTATAAATGGCAGAAATTATTATATTGGAAGTGAATCTTTCGAAGACTTATTGGCAGATAAATTGGTTTCTTGGGAAGATGTTAAAGAGGTCGATAATATTATAGAATTACACGGAGTAATTAAATAAGATAATTAATAATAAATTAAAAGTATGACTAAAGAGATAATATTAGGTTCAGTAAAGTTTATAGGTAATTTGGGATTGCCAGTTGATAAAGCTTGGGCTAGGGTTGTTAGAAGAGCGGTTCTTGCTGGACTAATAACTTTTATTGCTGAATTAACAGTAGGGATAGAACCGCTTGTTAATCCTTTATATCTCCCCGTACTTGTAGCTTTAGGAATGGCGATTGATAAAGCGTTGAGAGAGATACTTAATAGTATAAAGTAAAGCCTTTTTAAAAAAGACCTTTTCTACGGGGTCTTTTTTTTGTTTCAAAAAGTTAAGACTTGTGGTAGAATATAATCATATGAAGATAAAACAACGGAAATAGTTTTGTCTTTTTTAAATATATTTTTTATGTCAATAATAACAGAAAATTTATCACAAGAAATAGCAGACAAATATAAAATTGTTAGTAATTCTTTTCGTCTTGTTTGACAACCTTTGTCTAATAGAGTAAAATATAGGTATAATTATTAAAATAAAATTATGCCTAAAAAAGGATACAAACAAACAGAGGAACACAAAAGAAAGATAAGTGAAAATAGTGCAAAGGTTAATTTAGGGAAACATTTTTCAGAAGAACATAGAAAAAAGATTAGTGAAAGTAAAAAAGGACAAATTCCGTGGAATAAAAATAAAAAGAGACCAGAAATTTCAGGAAGAAAACATTGGAATTACGGAAAACACTGGTCGGAAGAAACAAAGAAAGCAATGAGAGAAAAACAAATAGGAAAGAAAAAAAACATATCGGACGAAGTTAGAAAAACAATGAGGGAGAAAAGCAAAGAAAAGAAAAATTGTTTGGGCAAGCATTGGAAATTATCAAATAAAACTAAAAGGAAAATGAGTTTCTCTCACAAAGGAGAAAAAAGTTATTTGTGGCAAGGAGGAATATCATTTGAGCCATATTCAAATGATTGGACAAATACATTAAGAGAATCGATTCGAAAAAGAGATAATTATATGTGTCAAGAATGCGGAATACATCAAGATGAGTTAATCGGACT